AGCGCGTCCCGTATGCCTCTCGGCATTGTCACCCGCCTGGCTCAGACCGCGGCGCCGAGCGACTACCCCGCTAATGCTCCCGCATGGGTCGACCTGCGCACCAGCAACATCCTCCAGATCGGCGGCGACGGCGTGACCGGCGCTGAGTTCTGGGCCGAGCTCATGCAGGCGACCGGTGCGACCTATACCCGTTACTCCCGCGGCGAACTGTTCTGGTGCATGAATTCCAAGACCTACGCGACGCTGCGTTCCAAGGTCATCACCTTCACTGCGACCGGTGACGTTGCCGCGAACATCTTCGGCGTGCTGCCCATCATCACCGGCGATGTGGATATCCTCGAGTTCATGCCGGACGGCGATATTGTCGGCGGCTATGGCGACCTGTATCTCCTTGCTATGCGCAGCGGGCTTATGATTGAGTCCAGCTATGAGGTGCAGTTCCTCCAGGACAATACCGTGTTCCGCGCCAAGCAGAGGGCGGACGGCCAGCCGATAATCCCTGGCGCGTTCGTGGCTATCAACATCAACAATACCGCTGTGACTACCACTATGGATTTCGCGGCTGACACCGCCAACGACGCACAGCTTACCGGCCTGACCATCGCGGGCGTGACCCTTAGCCCGACCTTCTCCCCGACTACTTACAGCTATACCGGCGGCACGGCCTCCAGCAACAGCGCTAAGGTTGAGGCCACTCCGGCTCAGGCGGGCGCTAAGGTCGCCATTGCCGTTAACGGTAAGAACCTGCGCAATGGCGGCACGGCCACTCTCACCGCGAGCGCGTCCAACACTATCACTGTCACCGTGACCCAGGGTAACGCCGTCCGCGTCTACACCGTCACCGTGACCGGCGCGGCTGGCTGATATGACTAACGCCGAGATATTGACTATGCTGCAGGTTGACCTCGGCGAGATGTTCCCGAGCGAGGCTCGCGCGGCCTATTTGCAGCAGTGTATAAGCGCAGCGCAGCAGTTTATAACCCGTGAGGGCATAGCGCTCACTGACAGCATCGAGGACGGACAGTTGGTGGAGATGTACGCGGCGTACCTTGTGCGCAAGCGCGCCACCACCGAGCCGATGCCGCGAATGCTGCGCTGGACGCTCAACAATCGGCTGTTCTCCCAGAAGGTGAACGACGATGCTTGATAGCGGGACTTTGACAGTATGGCGGGGGACAAATACGTCTCCCGCCGGTTCCATGCCCGTGCTCAAGTACACGCAAATATGGGGCAGCTACTACGCGGACAGGACAATCGGCATACAGCGATATTATACGGCGATGCAGCACGACAACCGCGTTGACGCGATGGTTAGAGTGCAGCGGACGTATGAGTTAAAGCCCGCCGACGACCGAATAATCCTCTCGCCGTATTCGCACGAGGACGGGAACGCTTATAGAATTATCCAGCTCCAACAGGTGCTTGATGATGACGGCCTCCCGGTAACAGACCTCACGCTCGAAAGGGATGATGCGATAGATGCTGGACAACTTACGACAGGCGCTGGCGGCACTGACTGACAGCTGCTATCACTATTTTGCGAAGCCCGGCACCACGCCGCCTTATCTTGTGTGGGCGGAGGACAGCGACAACGACCTGACCGCCGACAACGTACACGCCGAGCGTTGCTATGAGGGGACAATAGACCTGTTCACCAAGACTGAGGGGGACGACCTAATACAGGCCGTCCCTTCTGCTTTGGAGGGTATCGGAGCCGCGTATTATCTCAACTCGGTGCAGTACGAGGAAGATACCGGGCTTATTCATTTCGAATGGGTGTGGCAGTATGGCTAAAATTACGTTTCCGGGGCTTAAAGATTATGAGCTGATGTTGTCCCGGCTGGAGGGCGCGACTGATGACATGATAGGCCGCGCGGTCTATGCCGGGGCCGGAATTGTTGCCGATGCCGTGAAGCAGGGCATACAGTCACTACCCGTTGTCACTGGCTACGGTACTGACACTAACCCTCTCCCCGGCGGCGTTACTGCTGCGCAGAAAGCGGGGCTGCTGGACGGGTTCGGCATATCCAAGTTGCAAGATGACGGCGGTTATCTCAACGTCAAACTCGGCTTTGACGGCTACAACCGCACCCGCACAGAGATGTACCCGCAGGGGCAGCCTAACCAGCTTGTAGCTCGCGGCGTGGAAAGCGGGACGAGCTGGAAACAGAAAAAGCCATTTATCCGCCCGGCGACTACGCGCAGCCGGAAAGCGGCAGAGACTGAGATGAAGCGCGTGCTCGATGAAGAAATCGAAAAAATAGCTAAATGAATGGAGGCTAACTAATGGCTGGAATTGGCCTGTATGGTGTGTATTACGCCAAAGCTACGGTTGAAGATGGTGTTGTCACCGGCTACACTGGCGGGCTTAAAACGATGGGCAAGGCAATCTCTGCGTCCTTCGAGCCTACCACTCCGGATGATAACCCTCTGTACGCTAATAACGCTGTTGCCGAGAACGACGCGTCCGGCGCATCCGGCGGCACTCTTACCCTGACGCTCGACCGCCTCACTCAGGCGGCGGCGGCTGATATGTTCGGTCTGACGGTGCAGGACGTTGAAGTTACTGTCGGCACAAGCCCCGGCGAAACGGTGGAGGGTACATCCCTTAAATATACTGGTAATGAGCAGTCCGCGCCGCTGGGTGTGGCGTTCATCCGCATGAATCAGGAGGACGGCGTTAGAAATCACGAGGTAATTATCTATCGCCGCGTCATGTTCTCCATGCCCGCTATGGAGGCTCAGACGATGGGCGAGTCTATCGAGTGGCAGACACCCGAAATTGAGGGTACTGTCACCGGGCTTGAGGGCGATGGCACTAACGCGTGGTTTGAACAGGCTGTGTTCCCCTCTCAGGCAGCGGCTATACAGTATCTGACTACATATCTGACCACCGCGCCCCCGGAGAGCACCTAATGAGAGTTAGTTATATCGAGTTAGGGGGCAACAAATACCCGATGTGCCTCTCGCTCACGGCGACGGAGGAACTCACGGAACGCTTCGGCGACCTCTCCAACATGGACAAGGCGCTGAGTAGCGGGAATATCGCCGAGATTGCACGCGCCACCAATGATATTATCGAAATCCTCATGAAAGCCGGGCGCATATATGCCACTTACATGGGGCAGGATGTCCCGCCGGAGCTTACGTGCAAGCCGGGCGACCTGATAGATATTACCGACGGCACGGCAATCAAGGCCATATTTGAGACTATCCGCACCGACATGGGGCGTGAGGTGGAGACGAAAACAAAAAACGCGGGGGCCACGCAGGGGAAATAAGCTCTGCGTGGCTCTATTACAACGCCGCCAAAGCCGGGCTTACACGGTTTGAGGCTCAAAACCTCCCTATGGGCAGGGTGTTTGACCAAATCGCGTGTTGGCAGATAGCGGAGTGCGGTGCGAAAGAATTAACACGTCCGTCTGGCTCGCTGTTTGAGCAGATGACGCGCTACAAAGGGCGGTGAGACTATGCCTTATGATATTGGCCCCAAAATAGGAATTGACGGCGAGGCTCAATTCCGTAAAGAAATCCAGCAGATAACCGAAAACATAAAAACTCTGGGCAGCGAGTTCAAGGTTGTCGCCTCCGCCGCCGATGCTGAGGGCGAATCCATCGAATCGCTCTCCAAAAAGAACGACATCCTCAACCGCACGGTAACGGAGCTTGAAAAACGGCTGACTGCGCAGCGTAATATGCTCGACAAGTCGACGCAGCTGTACGGCGAGGCCGATTCTCGAACACAAAAGTGGCAGCGGACGGTAAATGCGACTGAAACCGAGCTAAACAAGCTGCGCGGACAGATAAACAAGAATAATACCGCCCTCGACAAATTAGAAAACGCCACGGATGACGCGGATAATGCCCTTGAAGATTTGGGCGATTCGGCAGACAGTGCGGGAAGCAAACTGTCCGCTATGACCGTAGCAATGGGCAATCTCATATCAAGCGGCATACAGGCGGCTGTCTCAGCGGTTAGCAATCTGGTTAGCTCAATCTGGAACCTCGACGAGAGCACAGAGGAATTTCGGCAGGCGCAAGGCCGGTTGAACACGGCATTTGAGAGTGCGGGTTTCTCGGCTGAGGCGGCGCAGGAAGCCTACGACGGATTTTTCTCCATCCTCGGCGAGACAGACCGGGCGACGGAGGCCTCGCAGCTGCTGGCACAGCTCGCAGAGAGCGAGGAGGACGTGGCCACGTGGACGGAAATCGCCGCCGGCGTAAATGGTACGTTCGGCGACTCCCTCCCAATTGAGGGGCTCATCGAAGCCGCAAACGAGACGGCCAAGGTCGGCGAGGTCACCGGCACACTCGCCGACGCCCTCAACTGGGTGGGCATTAACGAGGAGCAGTTCAACGCCCAGCTCGCGGAATGCAGTTCTGAAAGCGAGCGGAACCGGCTCATCATGGAGACCCTCGCCGGTCAGTACGACGACGCGGCCGCGGCCTTCCAGCGCAATAACGCGACGCTCATCGAGGCGCGCGAGAACCAGGCGGCAATGGAGCGAACGCTGGCCGCACTCGGCGGCACCATTGCCAACATCAAGAACCAGCTGACCAACGCGCTTGGGCCTGCGCTACAGGGCATTGTGAGCGCGTTTAACAGCATCCTGAGTGGGGAGGAGGGCGGGGGCGCCAGCCTGGGAGCGGCGCTCACACAGCTCTTCGCGTCGATTGGCGAGCTTGCGCCTCAGATTATGCAGGTAGGCGGGCAAATTCTGGCCGGTATAGCCGAGGGCATCGTCGCCTCACTGCCGACGTTGCTCACGACGGCGGGGCAGATAATGTCCGAGCTCACGAGCGGAATCTTAGGCGCAATACCCGATATGGTTGCGCAGCTTCCGCAGATAATCACAGAATTTGTAAGTTTTATCTCCGGCCAACTGCCCGAAATCCTCGAGCAGGGCACCGTAATGCTGAATAATTTCACGAGCGGGCTCATATCGGCGATACCCGAATTCGTATCGCAACTCCCCGAGCTAATTACAGAATTTGTTAATTTTATAGCTTCCAACCTGCCGCAAATCGCAGAATCCGGAATCAGCATCCTTCTTAACCTCACCGAGGGCATAATTTCGTCCATCCCTGAGCTTGTCGCGGCGCTGCCCCAGATAATAGAGGCAATCGTATCCGGCATTGGCTCAATGCTGGGCAGTATCGTCGACGTCGGGCGAAATATTGTAGAGGGTATCTGGCAGGGCATCAGCAATGCGGCGAGCTGGCTGGTCGGCAAAATAACCGGATGGTTTAACGGCGTGGTGAGCTCTGTCAAACGGTTTCTTGGTATCGCCTCTCCGTCTAAACTGTTCGCGGATGAAATCGGCGAGAATATGGGTCTCGGTATAGGCGAGGGCTTCGAAAACTCGATGGGGACTGTGCAGCGTGAAATCAACCGGGCTATGGATGGGCTGTTGCCCAGTGTCAACGGCAATGTAAGCGTGACTGGGGCTTCGTCCACTCCGGCCAGCGTGGATTTTGCCGCGGCGGTATCTCGCGCTTTGAGCGGGGCTGTAGTCTATATGGATGGCCGCAAGGTCGGCCAGCTCATAACCCGCCAGCAGAATAATACTATCCGCGCAAACGGCCTTGTGCCGACAATATGAGGTGAGCATATGCAGCTTAAACTCATAATCAACGGGCAGGACTTTTCCCCGTGGCTGGTAGAGGATGGGTTGACATTCGGCGAGACATACCGTCAGAGCCGGGACGTTATAACCCTTGACGGCACACTCTACCGCTCGCAATTCCGTAAACTGACAATGGACGTGGGGCTTGTAGAACTTCGGGACAACACGCTCGCTCTGCTGACCGCAGCACTATACAGCGCCGTCCCGGCGTCGGTGCAGTATACTACAGGGGACGGAGTGCTCCATACAAACACATTCTATGTATCAGATTTGAGCTATGGAGCTAAAACCGTCCGTGGCGGCAACACCTATTATTCGGGTGCTGGGTTCTCACTGGAGGCGCGCTGATGCAGACAGTAAGCGCGCTATATCAGCAGATAATGTCCGGCGAGCACTACGCCGAGCGAAAAATCAACATAGCGGGGACGGATTACGGCGAGGACACTATTGTTAGTCTCACTACTACCGGCGGGCTGTTTGCCGATGGCACACTGTCCGTCGGTAGTGCCGTATCACGAGAAATCAATCTGTCCCTCTGGAACATCTCGACCACCATCCCCAAAATGGCTAAGCTTATCCCGTACTATCGTCTTTCCAACGGGACGCAGACCTCGGAGTGGATACAGAAGGGCGTGTATTACATCGATACCCGGAGCGTTGACTCCGGGCTTCTTACTATACACGGCTACGACGATATGCTCAAAGCTGAGCAAATCTGGACACCTGACCAGTCCCTTGAGTTTCCAATGCCCATGACGCAGGCCGCAAATATCATCGCTGATATCATGGGCGTAGAAATCGACGCGAGGACGGTGTTAAACAGCGCGTACACCGTAGATTATCCCGCAAACGATTACACGCTCAGGGATGTGCTCAGGTACATAGCGGCGGCGCACGGCGGCAACTGGATAATGTCGGACGCGGGCGAGCTTTGGCTTGTCGGGCTGAACACTCTGCCTCCGGAAACAAATTACCTCTGCGACGAGGACGGGGACTGGATAACATTTGGAGGTGACCGCATCCTTGTCTGACAGCGTTTTCGTCGGCACTAAAGCTGGGGGGCTGGAAACGTCGCCTCAGTTCGAGCCGATTTCAAATCATCTTACTTGTGGACAGCGAGAATTACTACGAAGCTGGGAATGACACGGGGCGTACATTAGAAATAACCTGCCCGTATGGTACTCAGGCTATGGCTGATAATTTGCTATCCTCACTTGGGGGGTATGCATATCAGCCAGCGACGGCAACGGATGCGCTTATTGACCCTGCGGCAGAGCTGGGCGACGCGGTGACTGTGGGCGGGGTATATACCGTCCTCGCTCAAATGGACACCACGTTTGATAGCCTGATGACGGCGGATATAGGCGCGCCCGGACAGGAGGAAATAGAGAGCGAGTACCCGTATGTGTCGCAGCAGCAGAGCGATATTAACCGCCAGTTGGCCGATACTCGCAGCGAGATTGCGAAAAACTCCGAGCAGATACAGCTTACGGTCGAAGGGCTGAACTCAGCAAATCAAGCTATCTCACAGCTTACTTTGTCGCTGGACAGCATTGAGCTCAGCGTATCAAATGGCTCCACGTCAAGCACAATTACGCTCAAAAAAGACAACGTCGTTATATCGTCGCAGGAAATTACCATGAGCGGCCTTGTGACCTTTACCGGGCTCGCGAACGGCACCACCACCATCGATGGTGCCTGCATTAAAACCGGCACCATCGACGCGGACAGGCTCAACCTCACCGGGGCAATATCGTTCTCGGACCTCAGCGCGAGCGTCCGGAATGATATCAATGACGCCTACTCCATGGCGGAGGATGCGCAAACGTCCGTCGGGGAAATATCCAGCACGGTGGACGATTGGTCGTATAGGTATAACGGGCGTACATACATCGATGGCACGCAGATTATGGCCGGTACGGTCACCGCGTCCACACTCCGTGGCGGAACAGTAGAACTGCTCGATAATAGCGGCTCTACCGCAGGAGAGATATCGCTCAGCTCGGCGTCCTCTGCGTCGTATGCCGTGGATATCGACAGCTATGGCGCTATGCGCCTACAGTGCAGCGGCAACCTATATCTCACCAACGGCGGCGCGAGTATGACGCTCAGCGCGGCCGAGGACGTAGCCTATTTTAATTGTACGGTAGTACCCAACGGCAACGACAGGTATCTGCTCGGCACATCGCCCAACAGATGGGCGGATGTGTACTGCCAGACGGGCGCGTTTAACGGCTCAGACGAGAACATTAAAAATTCCATCGAGGAACTGCCCGAGAAGTACATCACGTTCATCGACAACGTAATTCCTCGCCGGTTCAAGTACGACGATGGTACAAGTAACCGCTATCATGCTGGATTCACTGCGCAGAACGTCAAGGCGGCAATGGATGCGGCCGGCATCAGCGACCTGGAATTCGCGGGGTGGGCGAAGGACGTCGACGCCGCCGGCAATGATACCTATCTGCTCCGGTACACAGAATTTCTCGCCCCGATGCTGCTCAAAATCCGGCAGCAGGAGGAGCGGATTGCGAATCTGGAAAATACTATAAAGGAGCTTCGGCAATGATATCAAAAATTGAACAGGCCTATAGAATGCTTTCGTCGCTCTCGGTATCCGGCGATGCCGTGGACATTGTTGCGGGCATTCGCTCGCTGCTGAGAGATGCTATGAAGGAGGCGGACAGAAATGGCGGACAAACAGATAAGCAGCCTTCCGGCGGCAACAAGCGTTGACGACAACTCGCTGTTTGTCGTTGAGCAGCAGGGAGCGGCTATGTCCGCCTCCGGCGCGCTATGGAAAGGCTTCGCAGTACAGGCCGTACAGCCTTTTGCGAATAACGCGAGTGCGTCTGCGGCGGCGGCGGCTAACTCAGCAACACAGGCCGCGAACAGCGCAGCAGCGGCGGCGCAGTCTGCAACAGCGGCAGGCAACAGCGCAGAATCAGCCGCGGAGTCCGCCGAGACTGCCCAGCAGTACAGCGGCAAACCGCCTATTATCCAAAATGATACTTGGTGGGTATGGAACGCAGAGACGGGGCAATACGAGGACACGGGCGAAAGCGCGCGGGGAGATGTGATGTATGCGACGTTTGAAATCGACCCTGAAACGGGGATTTTAACTATGACAACCCCCAACGGTTACACAGGCCCAGAGTTTGAGATTGTCAACGGATATTTGGAGGTGAGCATTAGTGGCTAATACTGTGCTGGGCAAGGTATCATGTGTGCCGCGCGGGGACTATTCCGCGAGCGCTACATATACCGTGCTCGATATTGCGGGCTATCAGGGCGGCAGTTATATGGCGCTCAAAACAGTAACTGGCGTTACGCCAAGCAACGACGGCATTAACTGGATGCAGCTCAGCGGCCCCGGCCTTCCCGGCGAACAGGGCGAGCAGGGTGAACCCGGCGCGGCGGCTGGGTTTGGGCAGGCCACGGCGACGGTTGACGAGACCACGGGCACGCCGAGCGTTGATGTGACTACGAGCGGCCCCGATACGGCTAAGGTCTTCAATTTTGCGTTTTCCGGCCTGAAAGGCGAGACCGGCGCAAAAGGTGATACCGGCGATAAGGGCGACACGGGCGCGACCGGCCCGCAGGGCGTAAGTGTCACCGACGCCGAGATAAACGAGAGCGGCCGCCTGATTATTACCCTGAGCGCTGGAGAGCCGATAGACGCAGGTAACGCAGTAGGCCCCACGGGCGCGAAGGGCGACACCGGCGCAACAGGCCCCGCGGGCGCTAGTGTAAGCAGGATAGAGCGTACGTCCGGCACAGGCGCGCCGGGTACGACTGATACATACACTGTATACCTCACAGACGGCTCCACGGGCGGTACGTTCCAGGTATACAACGGCGCGAACGGCACCGGCTCTGGCGATTTCATGGCTGACGGCACTGTCCCCATGTCCGGGGCCTTGCAGATGGGCGGCAACAGGATAACTAACGTTGGCGCGCCAGCTGCGGACAATGATGCGGTGCGGCAGGCTGACCTCAAAGCCGTGTCTGATGAAGTAGATAAAATCCTTGACGGCACAACGCCTGTTGCCATTCCCGCCGCAACTACAGCCAAAATTGGCGGCGTTATAGTTGGTGACGGCCTGAGCGTGGAGACCAACGGCACTATATCCGCAGACAGCCAGCTCCCTGAGGGCGGGACTAACGGGCAGATACTGACCAAAACAGCGAATGGTGAGACATGGGCAGACCCTCCCGATACCGGCGTCACTACATTCAACAATCGCTCAGGCGCAGTCACACCGCAGGCAGGGGACTACAGCGCCGACATGATTGAGTTTGCAGACGGCGAGACGTTCCAGCAGAAATACAACGCCGGTGAGCTTACAGGCCCGCAGGGCCCCGCCGGTCAGGACGGCGCTCCCGGAGCCAAGGGCGACACGGGCGCGCAGGGGGCGACCGGTGCCGACGGCGGGTATTACACCCCGGCAGTGAGCGCGGCGGGGGATTTGACGTGGACAGCGAGCAAGGGCGGTATGCCCTCTGTGCCCAGCGTGAATATCAAGGGGCCCAAGGGCGACACAGGCGATGCGGGCGCTCCGGGTGCTAAGGGCGACACGGGTGAGCAAGGCCCCGCTGGTGCTGATGGTGCGCCGGGTGCGGCAGCTACCATCAACGGCGTAAACGCGCTCACTCTCAATGCCACTGGCGGGCTTTCCGGCTCGCAATCCGGCAGTACCTACACGCTTGACGGAAGCGCGTTCGTTCAGAAAACCGCCAACCTCTCCGGTACGGACTACACCACCATTCGTGCGCGAGGCATTCAGCTCGTAAGCTCTGCGCCGGGCACCCTGCCCAACGGGTGTATCGCCATCGTATATTCGTAAGGAGGAAAGCCATGCAAACCACAATCAAGTTTTCAGATAACACCACCTACAACACCTCTGCGGCTAATCTCAGCAGGGGCGTGCTCAACGGGTTTAGCCGTGAGCTGCTTACCATAACCGCGACGATGACCTATGCCGAAGCTGCGGCGCATTTTGTGGACGGTGCGGTGTTCACCCTCACCGATGAATTTGGCGACAGTTTCGAGTGGAATGAACACGGCGTCGCCGGTCCGATAACCGACAACCGTGACGGTACAGTCACCGCCATTATGGGCAAGAACAACACCGCCGAGCAGGACTATCAGCAGCAGGCTCAGAAGGCGGAGCAGAGCGCCGTGACGCTTGCGGGCAAGCCGGTTTCTTCCGACACCGAAGTGAGCGAACTGCGCGTAGCCTTCGAGCAAGCGGCGGCGAAACTCAGCGATACCGACGCGCTTATCGCGCCCTCCCTGTCCGCTATATGGAACCCTTACCGCTATGTGGCGCAGGGCGAGCGCAGGTATTATGCGCCGAGTGACGCGCTGTATAAATGCCTCGTATCGCATGAGACCAGCCTTGAGACAGCACCCGATGTCTCAAAAGAATATTGGAGCAAGCTATGAAGGTGGGTGTAAATGGTGCCGTCCGCGATATTTCTGATTTAAAAGTTGGAGTAAGCGGAGCAGTGCACGCCGCATCCGAACTTTGGGCGGGCTTGAACGGAGCAACCAAAAAAGTTTGGCCGACCATTTCGCCAGTATTGGATGAAAATACATGGGACCAAATAAGCGAAGCAAGTTCATCAGGCGTTGCATCGCAGATATGGAAAGTCGGCGACCGCAAAGAGATTGTGCTTAACGGCACTGTGGGTGCGCTCACATTCAACGACTACCACACATACGCTTTTATCATCGGATTTGACCATAACGCAAGCCGTGAAGGCAGCAACCGTATACACTTCCAGCTCGCTAAAACCGCACTCTCA